GCACCATCGGTGATCGGCGTGCGCGTGCCTGCGGTCCGGTCTGCGTCGGACGCGTAGTACCAGTCGAACCCCTCCCCGCCCGCGATCCCAGCCGCAAGATCGTCGTGGTCGTATGGTCCGGGCCCCGCGCGCCAATCTGTGAGCGGCATGTAATTGTCGATGCCCACCGCATCGATATCGTCCGATGCCCAGAGCGGATCGAGGTGGAAGAACTTCTCGCCACCGCCCGGCTGATAGCCTGAGAACTCGCTCCAATCCGCCGCGTAGGTGAGCTTGGTCGCCTCGCCCACCACGGTCCGCACATCGCCCGCCAGATCCGCCAGCGCGTCGACGAACGGAAAGCTGTCGCCGGTACCGCGCACGTGCGTGAGCCCGCGCAACTCCGAGCCGATGATGAACGCCTCGACGCCGCCCGCCGCCGCCACCAGCGATGCATAGTGCAACACAAACGCGTCGTAGCTCGCCGCGAACGCCGCGACCTGCGCCGCGGCGGCGCCCGTCTCGTCGTCGCCGGACACGCACGAAATGCGCCCGCGCCACGGATAGGGCAGCTGCCCCATCGGATTGCCCGCCGGGATATCCATCAGCACGATCGGATAGAGCGTGACGCTCAGTCCGCGCGCCTTGAGATCGGCAATCGCCGCAAGCACTGCCGCATCGGACGGGGTGCCGCCATAAGCCGGGCCGCCATCGTGCGTGCTCACTACCTGGGCATCGCCGCGCGACAATCCAGCGACGGACCATTCCGCGTCCACCATATTGCGCGTTGCCGCCTCGACACGCGGCGCGATCGTACATTCGCCGCAGCGCAGATCGTCGCCGAACCAGGCGACCACCAGCGACACATGTTCGAGGTTGGGACAGAGCGCCGTAAGCTCGTCGATCGACAGCGTCCAGTCGCTGAGGCTGGCGCTCTGATGCGTGTTCTCGGCCACCGTCACGCCCGGCGACGCAAGCCGCACACGCGGCGCCGGGTCATAGCCGAACTCGCTCGCACCTGGAATCACCGTCACCGCGCGGATCGCCGGCTCGAGATCGCCCACCACACGGCACAGCTCGACCGAGATATTGGGAATGCGGTTGCCGAAGGGTGCGAGCGGCAGCCGCTCGAACACGATATAGCAGAGCCCGCGATAGGCCGGAGCGTCCGCTCCCTGCCTGGCCTCGATCAACGAATCCGCCGCCTGCGTCTCGCTCCCGCAATAGAAGCGCAGCGTGATCCCGGCCGTATCGAGCAGTTGGCCGTCGGCCCACACGCGGCCCAGACGGTGCACCTCACCTTCGCAGAGGCCGATCGCGAACGAGGCCGCGACGCCACCCTCTTCGCTGTCGCCGCCACCCTTCGCGCCGCTATCTTCGGCTGTGATCTCTTCGAGCTCGGTCGCCCAGATGATGTTGCCGCTCAGCCGGCTCCAACCGTAGAGCCGAGGGACCGGCGCGCCCTCCGCCGATCCCTGGAGCCGCACGTCGCTGCCCGTTGGCCGCGCCGGTTCGCTGAAGATCGCGTTGTCGATCGCGCTGCCGGCGAGCGCCCCGAGCGCGCGTCCGATCGTCGCGCCGATCGGACCGCCGAATGCGCCGCCGACCATTTGGCCGGCCAGCGAAAGTGCAAGTGTCGCCATCAGAGCTCCGGAAAATCGTAGAGGCCGGCAATGCGTCGCCGCCAGCCGTCCGTGAGATTGGCCTCGATCACGCCGAGGCGTTCCTGCGCATGGATGAAGCGCTCTTCGCCCAGCGCGATGCCGCAATGCTTTGGGACAAGCGTCCGCCCGAGCCGGAACAGCACGACCTGCCCTGCCCGCGGCCCGTCCTCCACGCGCCGCAGCAAAGTCTCTGCACTCGCGAACAGTTCATCGGCGTGCCGCACGTCGCGCCAGTCTGCGCGATATGTCGGCACCGCCATCGGCTCTTTGCCATAAAGCTCGCGCCACACGCCGCGCACCAGCCCAAGGCAGTCGCATCCGGCACCGAGCGTCGCCGCGCGATGCCGATACGGCGTGCCGATCCAGCGGCGCGCCGCACTCACCACATCCTGACGCATCATTCGTACAGCGCCCGCCCGTCGAGCGCGGCATCCTCGCGCGGATATTTCAGGACAAAGTCGTTGCCCGGCATATGCGGGAAGCCGCGGAAGTTCGCGACATTGCCGAAGCGGTCGCGGCAGGTCGCAAGCCGCCGGTCGCACCCGAGTCCGAAGCTCGGATGGTCCGCGCTCACCCCACACCGCGTATCGCCAAGCATCGCATCGCAGAGTGGCGAGTAGATCCTGCCGCGCACGCGGTTGAGCACATGCTGCCCCGAGCGCAGCTCCGCCCGGAACTGTCCGTCCTCGCGCACGATCTCGCCGATCGTCGCGCGCCGCAGCAGCGCACGCTGCGACACATCCCGCCAGTTGACCCGCCAGGTCTCGACGCTCGCGCCATCATAGAGGCCCGCCGCGATGTCATCGCCGGTGATCGTGTCGGCGCGCAGCACGCCCACCACTTCGGCGGTGTCGACCTGCGGGCCAAGCCGCACCGGTGCCTCGCCGCCATCGAGCATCGGCAGAAAGTCAGTGCCGTCGAAGCTCAGCTGCCCGTCGTGGTCCGTGAACGCAAGCACTACACCGTCGGTCCGCGTGATCTTCCAGCATGTCGCCAGCGTCGTTGCGCCGCTTTCGATATGCGCCTTGAAGCCGAAATCGAGCGTCCTCATTCGCGCACCTCGATCACCGGGATCGCCGGAACCTCGGCCGCATCGAAGCTCGAAAGCTGCACGTCGAGGCGATCGATGTCGAAGCGCACCGGCACATCGAACACGAACCGCGCCGTCAGCTCGACGCCCCCGGCCGGTGCCTCGTCGAGGGTCACGATGCCCGTAAGATCATCCAAGACGAACGCACTCGTCACCACCCCGTCCACCAGCACCTCGACACTTTCCTCGACCGGCTTGGTGATGGGGCGCAGATAGGGATCGAACGCCGCGCCGTAGCGCTTCACCAACTGGAACTGCGTCTCGACGCCGTCGCCCGTCCCCAGCCGCTGTTCGCCATCGCTCGAATGATCGAGCGCGTCGCGCCAGAGGAATGAATGAAACCTCCCTCGCCGCTCCTCGAAGAACGCCAGCACGGCCTGCATGTCGGCGCGGCTCTTGATGCCGTAGGCCGCGTTGTAGCGCCGGCGCGAATGCAGCCAGCGCGAGTTGCGTTCTTCGCGTCCGCTCGACAGCGTCACGATATCGGTCGCCCGTTCCGGCCCGCCGCGCGCATCGAGCGACACGTCGAGCGGAAACCGGATCTGATGAAATGCCATGATTGCCCCTAGCTCGCCCGCGTCCCGCGCTTGACCGCGCGCAGCAGCATCGCGCTCAATTCGGCCTCGCTCGCGAGGAAGCTGCGCGCATCGCTCGCCGTCACGTTGAACGTCACGTTCACGCCGCCACCGCCTGCCGACACGCCGAGCCGTCCGTCGCTGCCGCGGGTCAAAGGCAGCACCGCCTCCGGTCCCGCCTCGCCGGCAACGCCAAGTCCGTGCCCCATCGGGAAGTACGCCGGCGCCGCGAGCACGCCGCCCTTGGCGAACGGCTTCACTCCGAGCGCCGGATTGGCCGCGTTGAACAGCGACTCCACCGCGCCCGACACGAGCATGCCCACCGGCTTCAGCGCCGCCCGCAATGCGATATCGGCGAACGCGCGCGAGACATCGCCGAGCACGCTTTTCAGCGATCGTCCGTCGAGCACCGCACCGCGCAGTGCATGGCTCAGCGAACGTCCCGCGCCATCGGCCAGGTCGCCGACGCGTTTGAGCTCGATCGACACATCGGTCAGCTCGCGCGAAAACTCGTCGCCAAACGGATCACCGGCCATCGGGATATCTCTCCATCATGCGTCCAAGCTCTGTTCGATCGGGGGCACCGGCACGCCGCCCCGCGACGCCCTCGAAAGCCGCTGCCAGTTCGCGCGGCGTCAGTCCCCAGAACTCACGCGACGACAGTCGCAGGACGCCGAAGCCGATGCGCATCGCATCGTCCCAGGGAAACGTCTTCATGCCGCGTCCCCAAACGTCGCGCGCAGCAATCGCGCCGCAATATCGGCCGCGCCCTTGAGCCCGCCTTCGATCGCCATGCGCGCGAGGTCGTCGTCGGTGATGGCGTTGCCGCCGCCGCGCAGCCCCGCCCCGATGATTGCCGTCAGGTCGCGCGCCGACACGCGTTCGCCCGCGAAGCGCTCGCTGAGCCCCACGAGATCGCCCGCCATCAGCCGCGCCTCGAGCTCGGCGAGCGCGCCGAGCGTCAGACACAGCGTCCGCTCCTCGCCCTCGAACACCGCGCTGATCTCGCCTCGTTGAATATTCGCCATCACGCCGCCTCGAAGCCCAGTTCGCCCGCGCTCTCGAGCGCGATGTCGAACGTTACCTCCCCGGCATGGTCCGCCGAGAATTCGAGCGCCGTGATCTGGAATGGTCCCTCCACCGTGCCGAAGTCCGGAAGGACCAGCTGCCAGTCACGGATCGTGCCCGCGAAGAACAGCTCGCGGATCGTCGCGTCCGACGCTTGGTCCTTGAAGATGCCCGAGCCCGACAGCGACGCGCGCTTGATGCCACCGCCCGCCAGCAGCTCGCGCCATCTCCCGGCGCTCTCGGCGTCGGTCGTGTCGATCGCCGCGGCGTTGAACGCTAGTGCGCGCGTGCGAAGCCCCGCGACCGTGAGGAAGCTGCCGCTTCCCGTCTGGTCGAGCTTTAAAAGCATGTCCTTGCCACTTTGGGCTGCCATTTTGACTTCTCCATTCCGTATTCTGGGATCCCCAGCGTGGTCGCTCGCAAATACCGGCTGCGACACCTCGACATTTGCCGAGAGCTCGGTCAGGCTGGGGGTGTTGGTTTTTTTTGATTTGTTTGGGGGATACAATGGAAGAGCGTATTCGTGCTCTGGAGGCTCAATTCACCGGGCTCACTGCGAACATCAAGCTGCTCACATGGCTCGGTGGTATCGCTGCTATCGCGCTTGTCGCCTGGCTCGGTGCAACGTCGATCTACACTATTCCAAACCAGGTTGTTCAGCTTCTCGCTACGAATGGCTTGGACCAGGCGAAGCAGAAGCTCGGCGAGCTAGTGACGGAATCCGAGGGTCTGCGCGACCAGACCAGGACGAACTCGGACGCCGTTACGACGCTGCTTTCTGAGATTCAGGCTGGCGGGATACCACTTTACCAGTGTCCTCTGGATCGAGGGGCCGGTCGAGGGGCAGGTGGCTGGTTCACCATTGGGTGCCTCGGCCAGATTTCCACGGTAAGCAGTTGCACGAACATCGGCTGGAACGGCGTGCCGGAAACGCTTGTCTCGCGCACCTGCGAGCCAATCGAGGTCTTCGCCCGCCCCAAGACCGCCAGCTAATTTGGTTCAGTGAAATAGGTGAGTGCGATCGCCGCCCGTGCACGACCTGTGCTGGCGTCGATCGCTGTGTCCGTGCGGTCGTGCCGCCGCAGCGTGATCGCCAGATCGTCGCTGGTCAG